GAATGGTAGTTCATAATACACATTTGTATGTACGATTAGCAGAAGATATCAATAAGGTTGTTGATAGCCATGTAGAAATGCTAGAAACACTTATTCCAAGAGATTTGTATTCAGTTATTCTATCAATGCATGAAATGTTTGCAGATCCAGACGCAGCAATGCATATATATGAAAAATACAAAAAAGTATATAAAAAGTTTGGTGGTGATAGTATATCAACTATCAATGCTACATCATTCAATCAATTCTTTGGACAAAAGACAAATTAATTATAAAAATAGGTTACAAAATGGAGAAAAGTAAACTCGTAAATTTTATTAATCGTTATCATTTAGCAGGAAACTGTGAAGCGGTTATTGTAAAGGAAAATGAAAACGGCGTAAGCTGTGATTTAATTGACTCTGATCAGACAGTAGTTGGTAATGTTCAATGGAAAACCGATCCCTTTCTTAAAGGAGAGTTAGGTATCAATCACACAGGTACATTAACAAAGATGTTGTCAGCGGTAAATGAAAACATTGACATCAACGTAAGGGAAAGTGCTGGAAAGAACTTTTCAATGGAGATCAAAGAAGGATCTACCAAGATGACATTCATGTTGGCAGACACTACGGTTATTCCAGCAGTGCCAGCAATCAACCAACAACCTGAGTATGAGGTTAGCATTGACTTAGATGATGTATTCATCAATCGTTTCATTAAAGCAAAGAATGCGTTACCAGATGCAAAGAACTTTGCCGTTCAAGTAAAAGAAGGTAAAATTCGTTTCATTATCAATTATACAACCATCAATGCAGATAATATTTCATTTGAGATTGATGGTGGAGTGAATCCAATGGAACCAATCATGTTCTCAGCAGACAAATTGAAAGAAATTTTGACTGCAAATAGAGGTGATATGGGTACGCTTCATGTTTCATCACAAGGATTGGCTAAAGTTGAATTTCACGGTCAGGATTTTGATTCTACTTATTTCCTTGTACAATTACAAAACTAATTGGATATGATAGGACAAGTAGAAAATACACTTTGGGTAGAGTCATTCAGACCTTCAACATTAGATGGATACATTGGTAATGAACATATCATAGAGAAAGTGCGCATCTTCATCGAAAATGGAGATGTGCCACATCTTCTCTTTTATGGACCAGCTGGTACGGGTAAAACGACACTTGCAAAGATTATTGCAAACGGTGTTGATGCAGATATTATGTACATCAATGCATCGGATGAAAACTCTGTTGATACGGTTAGAGATAAAATCAAAAGATATGCATCAACAGTAGGATTCAAGCGTTGGAAGATTGTGATTCTTGATGAGGCTGATTTCTTAACACCGAATGGTCAAGCAGCATTGCGTAATCTAATGGAAACATATAGCAAGACAACAAGATTTATTCTTACATGTAACTATGTTGAAAAGATTATCGACCCAATTCAATCAAGATGTCAAGTATTTGGAATCACACCTCCAAATAAGCGTGATGTAGCACAGAGATTGGTAACGGTTCTTGACGATAAGGGTGTAAAATATGATGTTAAAGATGTAGCAATAATTATCAATGCATCATACCCAGATGTTAGAAGAGCAATCAATGCAGCTCAAGCTCAAGTAGTCAACGGCGAATTGCGTATTGACAAGCAAAGCACAGTTCAAGCCAATTACATGACTGAAATACTTGAAGTGTTAAAGAATTTGAAAGATAAGAAGAAAGCATTTACTCAAATACGTCAAATTATAGCTGACAGCAAAGTAAAAGACTTTCAGCCTCTATTCACATTCTTATATGACACAATAGATGATTATGGTACAGGTCATGTTGCTGGTGTTATTTTAATATTAGCAGAAGCTCAGTATCAGGATGCACATGCAGTTGATAAAGAAATCAACACAATGGCAATGTTTGTTAAATTAATGAATGAATTATAATAAATAAACCCAACACTTACGCTTAAATAAGGAGAAATATTATGGAAATAATCGCATTTTTGTTAGGTGTAGGTTCAGTTATTGCAATTGCAATGGTTGTGTCTATGTTTAGGATGAATAAACGAATCGCTAATAGCGAACAAAAGTTAAACGACCAAGAAAAACAATTCGATGATGTTTATCGAGAATTTGAAAATACGAATAATACATTACATCAACGTGTTGATGAGTTATATAGTGTATTAGACTCAAGATTTGATAAATTCGAAAATAAATTAAATAACAAAAAATAATTAATCAGTAAGTGTTGGGTTTTATAAAATAAAAATATGAACATAAAAGAAATACAACAAGAAATCCATAAAGTCAATGTAGAAAAAGGCTTTTGGGAAGATAGAAAAAATGTAGGCGAAGTTTTGATGCTAATCGTATCAGAGTTAGGCGAAGCATTAGAAGCACATCGAGGTTCTAGAAAAGCCTTAGTTGAACTGTTTGATGCAAAAGCAATTGACAGAACTGAAGCAGCAGATTATCAAGCAGATTTTGAACAATGTATTAAAGACACATTTGAAGATGAAATTGCTGATACAGTAATTCGTATTTTTGATATGTGTGAAGGTTTTGGTATTGATTTAGAACGACATATTGAATTGAAATTAGAGTATAATAGAACAAGACCGTATAAGCACGGTAAAAAATATTAAACATGGCAGAAAAGAAAGCAGCAACTATCTTTGACTTTATCAATGGAATTACGCATCAAAAGAAAGAATGGTCAGAATGGTCAGATCATGATCAAAAACAGTTCTCACCATTTATCGTTAATCGATTCTTATCAATGCGTATGGAACTAACTGAAGTTATCAATGAGTTACAGCGTTACACAATAGGTTTACTTTCTCCCAAAGATACTTATCGCTTGTATCATGGTCTTCTCCCATCAAACAAGACCTTCGCTAAATACATAAAAGGCAAGAAGGAAGATAAGTATGAAAAAGAGTTAGTTTCACAAGTAGCCGAACATTATCAGGTTAGCCTTGCTGAGGCTACGGATTATGTTGATCTTATGTCAAAGGATAGTTGCTCTTTCCTGCTACAACGTTACGGTTATCAACCAAACGAAATTAAAAAACTAGTAAAAGGAGTGAAATGAGCAAATCCAATCAAAGTGCAATTCAATATTGTGAAGAAACATATCCAGAAATGATGGAAGAATACAAAAGGATTATGTGGGAACAATATGAAACCTTTTGTAAAAAACAAAGGAATTATGGGCCAGGTAATATTTCAGTAGGTACTGCATTGCAGACTGATGATGATATCAAACTATCACTGACAGGTTTATGGTTCAGAATGAATGATAAAATTCAACGACTAAAACAACTAGTAGTACTCGGTCAGCCAGATGAAGTAGGCGAATCAACTCAAGATACTTATGCTGATCTTTCAGTATATGGCATCATTGCACAACTAGTTCAAAACGGCAAATGGGCCAAGTAATTATTTGGGTATTTCAAAGTAATTTCTTATAATAAAATAAAATGGCAAACGAAATTTATTCGATAGTTACAGCAGAGTTTGAGACTGCAGATCAAGCAGAGGCATTCGCAAATAAATTTGGTGAGTGCGAACAAATTGATATGGAACTCTACAAATATTTAGGGTTTGACGACTTTCCAATGAGAGACCAAGCGCTTGATCATGGCGGTGCAAAATGGTTTTATCTTAATGATTTGCCAGAGTCATATGACAACAAAGTACATTTCAGTGTAACATCTGCATGGTATATTCCAAACAATTTATTTGAAAAGATTGCTTTGCAAGAAAAATGTTCAATAACAGGTTATGCTGAAGATGAATATCGTAATGCATGGACAATCTTTGAGTTCAATCAAGATTTTGATGATCATGAAGTGTATGACTCATTCTTGCGAGAAGATACCGTATCTGACTTCATTACATGGTGCAAGCATAATACGATAAACTTAGATGAATTGTATGAAGCTGCAGCTGACGCAATGACGTTTGAAGATGACGCCAATGGTGGAGAACTAATTAGAGAGTTTCTTATTAAAGACCAAGAATGGTCAGAGTCATTCTTTTTTGGTATGCCTGCAGAATTTACATATACATGGGGAGATATGGAAATGATCAGAGAAGAAATAGAATCAAGATAATATGCCAGAAGTTCAATACATATCACCATTATTCAAATTAGCAAGACGTGATCCATTTACGGTACCAACACGCATTTCATATTCACAATGGTCAATGTATGAGAAATGTCCTAAACAATGGGAACTTGCATACATCAAAAAGTTAGCACCATTCACTCATAGCATTGAAACAACATTTGGTACTGCATTTCACGAAACAATGCAAGAATACCTTACGGTATTGCTTACAAAAGGTGTGAAGCAAGCAGATTGGATGAATTTCCGAAATACACTTACAGAAAAGCTCAAAGCAGAATATGCGAAAGCTGTTGAACAGACAGGAGAGCATTTTTCTAATAAACATGAATTGGGTGAGTATTTAGAAGATGGCGTTGCTATTCTAGAATGGTTTCAGAAGCGTCGAAGACAATACTTTAGCACAAAGAATACAGAGCTGGTTGGTGTCGAATTAGATTTATGCGTGCCAGCATCAGAAAGAAATTCAAATGTATTTTGGTATGGATTCATAGATTTAGTAATTAGAAACACTGCAACTAATACCATATCAATTATTGACATTAAAACCAGTCGAATGGGCTGGAATAAATGGCAAAAGGCAGACAAATTAAAGGCTGCTCAACTCATAGCATACAAGACATACTTTGCAAAGCAATACGGCGTACCAGTAGACAATATTGACATTGAATTCTTTATAGTTAAAAGAAAGCTTCTTGAAGAGTCAATGTTTCCTCAAAAGCGTATTCAACAGGTAAGGCCGGCATCTGGAAAACCTTCACGAAACAAAGTACAAAAACAAATTGATCAGTTTGTTGAAGAATGTTTCCAACCCGATGGTAAAAAAGTTGAAGATCGAAAATACATGGCTGTTGCTGGCAAAGGGGCAAAGAATTGCAAATATTGTCCTTTCAAAGAAGACTATGAAAATTGTCCAAAAGAAGATAGGATTCGTGAGTAATTTTCATTATATTATAGTATGAAGAATATTGAAAAATTAGGCTTAGTACTAGCTACAATATTGTTAGCAGTATTACTTTCATTGTTATTAGCATGGCCTATTGTATGGCTATGGAATTTTGCAGTAGCTCCAACATTTGAGGGTGTACATGAGATTACATTTTGGCAAGCATATTGTTTGAGCTTATTAGTTTCAATACTATTTCGTAGAGAAATCAAAGTAAATAACAAGTAATGTATCAGCACAAACACGCATATGTATATGAATATTTAATGAAACGTCATAAGCCCGACAGAGGATATGAACGTTGTTTATATACATTGCTTACTGATATTGAAGGTCCTAATAACAAACAAAACAGAGAGATGTTAGAACGAGGATTTCGAATTGGTTATGGTTTCAAACCTAAACACATTCGTTATCGTTATGACGACTATCGAAAAAAATGAAAATAGCTGTAATTGGTAGCCGAGATTGGCAGAGTAAAAGAAAACTCCAAGATGTGTTGGGTCGTTTAAAACGATTAGACCAGTCGGTTACTGTATTAGGACAGGGAGGCGCAGAAGGTGCACCGCATATGGTAAAAAAGTATTCATTAGAATTTGGACTTCCTTATGTAGAATACAATGCATCATATACAGGTAAAAATATGTATTCTGCTATGCCAGAAGCATATTATGGCAAAAAGTATCATTTTTCACAGCTTCTTCATCGCATGACACTTATTGCAGATGCTTGCGATAAGATGATTGTACTTTCTGCAGGTAAATTAGACCCACAACTTGATACAGCAGTTAAACGAGCAAGAAAGAAAAACAAATCGGTTGTTATTCTCAAATAATATATTTATATTAAAATAAAGAAAAGGTTACGAATGGCAAAAAAGAAGATTCTGCTTCTGGCAGATGATCTACGGTTACCGTCTGGTATTGGAACTATTAGTAAAGAGATAGTTTTAAAGACAGTTCACAAATATGATTGGGTTCAAATTGGTGCTGCAATGAAACACCCAGAACAAGGTAAAACGTTTGATATATCACCAGATGTTCAAAAAGAGACTGGTGTACAAGATGCAAGTGTGAAAATTATTCCATGGGATGGTTATGGTGATAGAAATATTTTGTTTCAAGTAATTGAAGCAGAAAAACCAGATGCAATATTTCACTTTACAGATCCAAGATATTGGACGTGGTTGTATGCATTAGAACATGAAATAAAAACAAGATATAAACTTCCATTAATTTATTATTCAATTTGGGATGACTTACCATATCCAATGTGGAATGCTCCTTTTTATGGAAGTTGTGATTTAATTATGGGTATTTCAAAACAATCTGATAATATTCATAGAGAAGTATTAGACCAGAATGGTTTTGTTAATATTGATTTAGACACGCACGGAAGACAACCAAATCAAAAAGATTTATGGAATACTGTATATACAGCATATGTTCCACACGGTTTAGATGAAAATTATTTTAAACCATTAGAAGAAACGGATAAAACATATCAAGAAATGTTTAAACGTTTAAAAACAGATAACAATGTTGATTTCATCGTGATGTGGAATAACAGAAATATCAGAAGGAAGCAACCAGGTGATGTTATTTTAGCATTTAAGCATTTTGTTTCTAAATTACCAGAGTCACAAAAGAAACGAGTTGCGTTATTTATGCATACGCAGATTGTTGATGGAAACGGAACGGATTTGCGAGCTATATCAAAATCAGTAGCTCCTGAGTGTATAATATTGTTCTCAGAACAAAAAGTTTCCGCACAAGACTTAAATGCAATGTATAATGTAGCAGACGTTGTAGTAAATATTGCATCAAATGAAGGTTGGGGACTTAGTAGCACTGAAGCATTACTTGCTGGAACAGTTATTGTTAATAACGTAACGGGCGGATTGCAAGATCAAATGAGATTTGAAGATGAACATGGCGAATGGATTACTTTTAACAAAGAGTTTTCAACAAACCATGCAGCAAACTATAAAAAACATGGTGATTGGGCAATACCAGTATTCCCAAGTAATCGTTCATTACAAGGTTCTCCAGCTACTCCGTATATTTTTGATGACAGAGTACAATATCAAGATGTTGGAGATGCATTCCATAAGTGGTGGGAACATTCTGCAGAATATAGAAAAGAATCTGGGTTGAAAGGTAGAGAATTTTGTTTAACTCATGGATTAACTGCAAAGCAAATGGCAGACACTATGATCAAACATATTGACTTTTTATTAACACAACCAAAAGAGTCTAGACCAAAATATACATTTAATAAAATAGAAACTCCAAGATACGAAAATATAGGTATAGTATAATGAGAAATGTAGTTATAGCATCGCCAATTCAGACACAGTCTGGTTACGGATATCATGCTCGTGAATTTGTAAAAAATATTTTAGAGCAAACACAATCAGAATGGAATGTAAAATTATTATCAATGCCATGGGGTATGACACCATTTTCATATCCAGTGCCAGAAGAATGGAAATCAAAATTTACAAAAATTCCAATTCAATCAAATCCAGATATTTGGATTCAAATTACAGTACCAAATGAATTTCAGCGAGTGGGTCGTTATAATATTGGTGTTACTGCAGGCACGGAAGGAACGGTTTGCCCGCCAGAGTGGATTGATAAAATTAATGAATTCAATTTAATTATCGTTCCTTCTGAATTTACGAAACAAACATTTTATGAAACTGCAAAACAGACAAATAAAACAATTACTACAACAATACGAGTTGTTCCAGAATATTTTGATGAAGAATACTTTGATCGAAGTAACCCATTAATTGAAATAGATGGTATAGATGATATAAAAGAAGATTTTGCATTTTTATTTGTTGGACATTGGTTGCAAGGTCAAATTGGACAAGACAGAAAAGATATATCTGGTATGATCCATACATTCTTTAATACTTATAAAGATACAAAAAATGCACCTGCACTTATAATTAAAACGGGTGGCGCTACATATTCTATAACAGATAGATTTGATATTGATAATAAAGTAGAACAAATTAAAGAAATGTTTGCTAGACATGAACTTCCGAATATTTACTTATTACATGGTGAATTATCAGATGATGAAATGAATTCATTATATAACCATAAAAAGGTTAAAGCAATGATATCATTTACAAAAGCCGAAGGATTTGGTCGTCCATTACTTGAATTTGCAACAACGGGAAAGCCAATATTGGCTCCGCATTATTCAGGTCAAGCAGATTTTCTTAAAAAAGAATTCATATGTGCATTGCCAGGTCGTTTAACACCAATTCATCAATCAGCACAGAATCCATTTTTAATTAAAGAAGCTTCTTGGTTTACTGTAGATTATAAGTATGCTGGAAACATGATGAAAGAAGTTCAAAAAAATTACAAGAAATGGTTAGAATTAGGTAAGCGTCAAAGATTTTTTGCAATATCTAATTTTAGTAGCACTGCAGTAAAAGAACATTATAAATCATTAGTTGAATTTGTTACGGAACAAACTAAATCAATTCCAGTTACGCAAGAATTAAAACTTCCTAAATTGCAAAAAATTGGTGAGAAAAAAGAAACACCTAAAATTCAACTTCCTAAACTTCAAAAAGTATGAGTACACGAGAAATAGCAGAAACTATAGTAGAATTAATTGAATCTACAACTAATACATATGACGCAGTAGAACAAGTAGAAAAATATTTAGAACAATTATCATGAAAATTTCGTATGCAATACCAGTCTGTAATGAGATCGATGAAATCAAACGATTACTCACATTCTTAATCGAAAATAAAAGAGATGAAGATGAAATTGTAATCTTTTATGATGCAGTTAATGGGACAAAAGAAGTTAGAGAATACCTTGTTTCAGTAGACCCAGGAACATCGTATCACCCATTACAAGATTATCCTGTTAGATGGTATAGTTATGATTTTGATGGCGACTTTTCTAAAATGAAAAATAAATTAACTGAAATGTGTACGGGAGATTACGTATTTCAGATTGATGCAGATGAGATGATAGATGAATACGTTATTCGCCTGTTACCTCAAGTTTTAGAACATAACAATGTAGATGTAATAATGGTTCCCAGAATCAATACAGTAGAAGGATTGACTCCAGAACACGTGTCAAAATGGCGATGGAGATTGGATGAAAATAATTGGGTAAATTTTCCAGATTATCAATGGCGTATTTATCGTAATACAGAGTCAATACGATGGAAAAATCGAGTACATGAAGTATTAGATGGATACAAGACATTGAGTCATTTACCAAGAAACCCAGAGTGGTGTTTGAAGCATCATAAAACAATTGATAGACAAGAACGACAAAATGCATTGTATGATACGCTATGATAAAAATTAAATTATATGAATTAGACAAACACAGAAATGAATGTACATTTCGACCATATCTTTATGCACAAAATGTTCTTAAAGAAATTGGTATTGAGTTTACTACAGGAGATTCATATGATTTTGCGTGGATTGCACAAGCAAGTTTTTTAAATAAACGAGTATCTTTAGAACAATCTGTTACGGATGGATTAGAATATCTCGAAACAATAACTGGAGATTATATGTTAATCGACGGGCAAGATTCTACATCATTGATTGGATCATATGAAGTGCTTAAAGAATCTAATGCATTGTTATTATTAAAAAGTTCATTACTCAAAGACCGTTCATTATATAAACAAGGATGGAATTTAGGTAGATATTATTGGGGCGAAGGTGATTATTCATTATCTGATTTTGACGAATATTCAGATCGTATTGTACTTTCCGGAACAAATTGGTTAATGACACATTGGGCAGGTATCAATGTACAATGGTATGATGTTAATCGACCAAGAAAATATGATGTATCAGCAATGTTCCAATATCCATCAGTAGAAAGTTTAGAACATGGTTATAAACAAAATGAATTTTATGATATAAATCGTAAACAATGTATTGATGTGATCAATAATCTAAAATGTAATGTTGCAAAATTAGAAAATGGTGTTAGGGTATCACAACAAGAATATTACGATCGAATGTTCAATTCAAAAATTATTGTAGCACCATATGGTTACGGAGAAATGGCACCTAGAGATTTAGAAGCTGCAATGTTTGGATGCGTATTAATAAAACCAGATATGAGTTATATTGATACAATACCTAATGTGTTTGAGTCAAATAAAACATATGTTTCTTGTAAACATGATTTTAGTGATTTGGAAGAAAAAATAGAAATGATATTGTTAAATTATGAAGATTATTATGAAATGATTAATGCTGCTCGAGCAAAATTTGTTGAGCAGATGAATCCATCTAATTTAGCAGTTCATTTACATAAAGTATTTAGTAAATTGAGTATGGTAAAATCATGAAAAATTTTGCATTAATTGTTGATAAAACAAAAGTTAATTCATACAGAGTAATTGATGGCAAAGCATATAACTTCTTTGATGTCAGTAAATCATACCAATTTCATGGGTCTATAAAAAATAAATGTTTTATGGGCTTTTGGGGATATCCATTCTTGTTTGAAAACGGATATTTCTTAAATTGGTCTGAACACGAAGTATTACCAGATTTAGACTTAGATTTAATCATGGTTGCTATTGAATCTAATTATGAAAAGTATACAATATCGCAATTACGTAAAAAATATCCAAATGCGGTTATTATAGGAACTATCAAAGAAACATGGAATTGGTCACAACATTGGCCAAAACGATTAGAAGTATATAATCAATGTGATTATGTTTTTTCATGTATTGATGAACGATATTTTAATAATTCAATTCCTCAAATATTACAATGCACCGTTCCCGTAAAATATATACCACAACCAATTAACATTGAATATTTGTATGATAATTTCTATAAAGAAACTAGATCGGAACAAATATTTTCATATTGGCCGTATTGGAAT